AGAGTTCACCTGATAGACCACCCCCGCGTCCGCGTCGGGGTGGGCCAGCCCGGGGCCGCTGAACGACCCGCCGGGCACCGCATACAGGACTGAGTAGGGGAAGGGTCGGTTCACGGGGGACTGTAGTCGCCCCACAGGGCGGCCCACCGCTTCCTCGAGCCAAGTGGCCAGGGCGGTCGTCAGGGGCGCACGCTCAAGGACGTTGGTCACGCTGGCCCCCTCCCGCCGAGGAGGTCCTGAACGGTGTCCGCCAGGTCCCCGAGGAACGGCTTCTGAATCTCATCCAGCGCAGGGCCGAAGTGCGGGTACGGCGGCTGGTCGTAGTAGCGGCCCAGCGAGTCCGTGCCCGTGAACCCCATCTCGAGGCGACGTCCCTGGGGGTTGTTGGTCCCCACCTGGCCCACCGTCATCGGCCCGTGCGTGGACACCCGCCGCGAGATGGACCTCCGGTAGTCGCCCGTCACCGCACGCGGGCCGGGCCGCCCCGACGCCTTCGACTTCACCTTCGTCTGCAGCAGCATGGCGTGGTGCGCGATGGTCTTGCGGACCGACGAGTCCGCGGCGACTGCCGCCGCGGTGAACTCAGCCCCCACCGCTCTCGCGTTCGTGAAGACTCTGATGCTCACGGGGTCGCCTCCGGCTCTTCGTGCCAACCGCGCCGCAGCGACTCGAACCGTTCCATGCCCAGCCGCCGCGACACCAGGAACGTCTTCTCGGAGACACGCCGAATGATGTACCGGCTCCCGGGCAGGTCTGGGTCACGCCGAGACGACTGCACGATGAGGACGTCGCCCTCCTGAACGCCCTGGGCCGCCGCGGGTAGTGAGGCCCGGTGCGTGAACTGATAGGCGTTGTCCGTTTGCTGGGACCCCTGAGCCGACCCGACCAAGCACGGGCCGTCCTCGGCCGCGTCGCCCGTCGGAGGGTACACCCGGGGCGCGTCCAACAGGCCGTCCTCGTCCAATACAGCAGGGCGCACGACGATGCAGGTGTCGTCCATCAGCCCTTCGACCGTCTGCTGCGCGAAGCTCAGGTCGGGGCCCGTCTCAGTCGCCACGGACGTACCTCCCAATCGCCTCGAGGTAGCGCCCTGCCAGCGGCCCGCCGTCGCCTAGGCCGAGGCCATCTAGAACCTGTCGCTCGAGGATGTCGGGGTCGACGGACGCCAGCAGCTCCGACAGGGCCTCTCGGTCCTCCTGAGATGCCTCTACGACGCCGACACCGTCGACCGTGACCTCGCCCCAGGCCTCCAGCGTGACGCGCGCTACGGAGCCTTCGACAGCTTCCACGCGGACAGCCCGAACGCTCGGTACCGGGGTGCCGTCGACATCGACCTCGACACCCTCGGGGCGTAGGCGTAGGTCGAAACGAGCCAGGCCCATGCCTGCCCTCCGGTGCGTGCGCTAGGTTGTCTGCCCCACTGGGGCTACATGCCTAGCGTAGCGTCGGGCGGTCGGGGTCAAGAAGAGACTCGTCGGGCGGTGGGGGAGGACGTAGCTCCACGTCCCCTGTCCGCCAGAGGAATCGAGCGTCCGCTTCATTCATCAGTGTTCCTCCTGTGCCGCCACCCGGAGCACCGCTCGGAGCGGGCCGTCCTTGCTCTGGGTGATCTTCTCTACCGAGAACTCGGTGCCCCGAGCAAACACGAACTCTTCCTGGTTGTAGAACCCTGCGCGGTTCTCAAAGTGGGGCCCGATGTACGCTCCTCGGGTGGTCGGTGGTGCGAGAATCTCCATGATGACGGGGCTGTCTCCCCCAAAGATGAAGTCCTCGACCACCTCCCTGTCAGCGCTGGCCGACGTGAACCCTCTGTCCAGGACGCGGGACCCGGGCTCGGCTGACAAGAGCTGGTTCCTCAGGTCCTCGCTGTCCACCCCTCGGTACAGGGTAGCTCCCTCCTCAAGACGGTTCTTGCCGGTCACGGCGTCGAGTTTCTTGGTCAGGGGGTTCAGGGTTCCGCCCGTGCGCAACGGGTTGTTCACCTCGTAGTGGGTACCGAACTGGGTGTACTGGAACAGCGCATCTAGCTCCTCAGGCGACCCCCGGAGCGCAGCCTGGCCAGTCCTTCGGTAGTCCGACAGCTCGCCGTACCCCGAGAGGCTGGGGCTGACGGTTCTCATCGGCGTCGCCCTAGCCGCCTGTGCCGCCTTGGGCGTACGGTGGGGCTGGGACGCCTTAGACGGCTTCTGAACGGGCAGGCGGGACTGCTTCACTGCCGCCTGCTGTGCGGAGGGCCGCACCGGAAGGCCGCGCGCCTGGTCGGCCGCAATCTGGTCGGCGCGCTGGCTGGCCGTCGTGGACCGCCGCGCCGCCGCGGCCTCCTTCTTGTTGTTGACGTCGGGGCGAGGGCCGAACGTGCGCCGGCAGTTCGGGTGCGAGATTCTCCATGTTCTGGCGGTGTCGTCATCCACGATGAGGCCGTCTGCAATCTGCGGGTCTTCGTGGAAGGTCAGGCCACAGTCCGGCCCGTCCATGATTTCAAACCAGTTGCACTTCTCGGCGACAGCTCCGTCGACCAGCGCCCCGTTGTAGGCGTTGGCTGTCACGGTCCGCATCGACATGGCTGCGTACTCGTCCAGCCCGTGCCGGGCGCCGTTGACGTAGGTGACAGCGTAGACGCCGAGGTCCTTCGCCTGGCGCGCCATAGACCGGCCCGCCTGCACCGCCGTACGCCCCTCCAACAGCTTGCCCAGCGAGGCGTCGCGCCCTAGCTTGCGCAGCAGGGACTTGCTGGTCTGGTCGACCAGGGACGTGGCCTTCAACAGGTCCTCGTACATCCCCTTCGCCAAGACCTCGACTGCGCCTCGGTCGACCAGGTCCCAGGAGATTACCTGGGCGCCCGCGCCTACAGCCCCCGTCCCGAACCCCAGCTCGTTGGCCCAGTACGTCGCCTGAACAGCCCGGGGAGCTATCTCTTGGTTGAGGTAGGTCAGCTCTCTGTCAATCGACGCACGGACCTCGCGCAGCCTCTTCGTCTTGCGCCACTGGTTCGGGTCGTCCGCGACCCCGACCAGCTGCGACGAGACACGCTCGTAGGATTTCTGGTAGGCCCCAATCAGCGGGTCGATGACCTCGTCGACCTCGTCTACGGGCACCGTTACGCCTCTGTGTCCAGCGCCTGGTTCGGGTCGGGTCGGCGCATCCGGCTGTGGCGCGACAACAGCCGCACCGTCTCCAGCAACGACGACTGGACGGGTGCGAAGGCAGACCAGCGAGATAGCTGCTTCTCGAGCGCCGCGATGTTGGCCTGCGTGGACTGGCTGTACTCGCCGGAGACCGAGAACTGAGCAGGGTTCGACCGCAGGTTTGCCAGGCGCCGCGCCAGGACACTGTAGATGACAGAGCCGACAGACTCCACGCGGTCGTAGACCGTCTGAAGCTCCGCGTCCCCCGGGGTGTCCCCTACCTCGTCGCGAATCGAAGCCAGCTCGTCTGTCGTCAGTGCTGCCATGATGGCTCCCTACGGCGACTTGGTCCCTGGGGGCCGCCTCGGAGGACGGGGACCCGCGAGGTCGAGCCCCCAGGGACGTTGACCGGGGCGATCAGCCGTTCTCGGCGTCGTCAGCCCGGAGGCGCGCGACCAGGTCCGGCTTGTTGCCGTGCACCGGAAGGTCTCTGCGCGCCAATTCTGCTCGGAGGTCGTCGTTCGTGGCCTCCGAAGACTCGTAGTTGTCTTCCGGCTCGTCTTCCTCTCCGATGAGGTCCTCGTCCTCGCCGGGCGGCTCATCGCTGGGCGGCTTATCTCCGGGTGGCTCATCGCTGGGCGGCTCGTCGCCCCCCTCGTATGCTGCAGGGTTCGAGATGGACTTCTGGTACTCTCCCGGCACCGTATCACCCTTGTGGAACCAGCGCGTTTCACCAGTCTCTTCATGGATGCCGACCACGTTCGTCGCGATCTTCTTCGCCACCGTCTTCCTCCTTGAGTAGCCTGCCGAGGGGACGCGCTAGACGCCCCCTCGGCCTGCTGTTACAGGACCGTCGCGACCATGAGGCCGTCGGGGTTGCCGATGACCGGCAGGCTGATGCCCGACGCCAGGGTCCAGGTGCCCACCGGGTCGGTCGTCTTCTCGACCGCCACGATGAGGCCCGAGGCCTCCTGGGTCTGGATGTAGCCTTCGCCCGCCATCTCGAGCGACTCGGCCGTGACCCCCCAGAGCGTCTCGCCCAGGTTCTCACCGGACGGGGGCAGGAAGATGATGGAGTCCTCCGGAGTCACCCGCGTGGTGGTGCCCTCCACCCGAACTCGAGTGTCGTATGGCGCCAGCGGGGGAAGCCCGAACGCGGCCAACACAGACTGGACCGTCTGCAGCGTGATGAGCTGCGGAGCTCCAGCGATGGTGGCTGCCAGGTTGCGGAACGAGGTGTTCCGCAGGAGGTTGTTCAGGACCTTACGGGACGTCAGGCCCACGCCCGGCACCAGGCCGTCCGTGGACGTGTCGTAGGTCTCCATCCATGCCTGCATCATCGTGACGACGTCGGCAGCGGGATCCGAGAACAGAGTGCCTGCAGTGACGAAGTGCCCTGCGGGTACGCCGAAGTCGACCTCCCCGACGAAGCCGTTCTCGTCGATGGTGACCTTGCCCGTGGACAGCGCCTGTCCGCGTGCCAGCTCGGCACGCGCACGGACGGCCCGCGTCATGTTCGCCGCGTCACTGTAGATGGCGTCGACGATGGGGTCGTCGTTCCCGGACTGCAGCGCGTTCAGCCGCAGACGCTCTTCCTCTCCCAGCCGAATCTTCCGGCTGATGGGGGCGAGCTCCCCGGACACGCGCTGGGCACCCTGGCGGGCCGCGATGGCCGCCTCGGTGTCCCACGAACGGTAGGACGCCGCGTCCTGGTCCGTCAGGTTGCCCCGGCGGAACCGATACTCGATGTCCTGGATGTTGTTGTCCGGCAAGAACTGATTGAGCTGGAACTGGTCGAACTCGAGCGCACGGGCGAACCCGATGAGCTCCTGTGGGTCTACGAGATCGTAGATGAGCATCAGATGACCTCCTAGACCGGGTCAGCGGGGGTGTCCCCGACGAAGTTGAAGCCGGGCAGCTGACCGGCAGCGGTCACGTTCAGACCGTGGTCGGTCGGGAGGTTGGCCACGATGACCGACCCGTGCCACAGCAGCGCGGCGGGGGTGTCGACCGTGAAGTCCTCCGTGTTCTGGGTGGTGAACAAGAAACCCACGGCAGTGCCGAGGCCTCCCGTACCAGCCTTGTCGTAGGGCCCGTACAGGCCGCTTGTGGTGATCTTTGCCAAGACCACTCCGGACGGGACGACGCCGTCAGCGAAGCCCAACGCCGAGAACGCGGATGCGTCCAGGGTGATGGTCTTCGCAGTGTCGGTGCCGTGCTTGCTCCCGAGCCAGCGGTGATCCTCGGCAGGATTGAAGACCTCGGTCGCGAGACCCAGATTCATCCTGAACTCCTTCGAGGGTTGTGGTTGGGTGGGTTCCTAGACGGGCTCAGAGACTGCCAGCATTCGCCGGGTCGAACTGAACCGTCTTCGACTTACTGAACCCCTTGGCGCGTTCGGCGCCACGTGCCATGGCGTCTTCGGACCTCTTACGGTCGGGCGGTCCCCCCTTCGGGTCGGACGACGGAGGCGGCTGATACCCGCCAGTGCCGCTCGCTCCGAACAACTCCGGGTACCGTTCCTTGACCGTCTTGACGTCCTCAGTGATGGTGTCCAGGTCTGCGTCCTCTGGGGACGTGACCAGCCGGGCCAGGTCTGCGAGACGGTCGTTGTCTTCCGGGTTGACACCCGCACGAACCAACGACCTCTCCACCCTGGTCTCGTACTGCTCACGCGCCGCCTTGGACGCTCTCTGGTCCGCCTCTGACGCTCTGCGGTCCGCCTCGTCCTTGGCCCGTTGCACCTCGGACTTGTCGGCGTCCTCGCGTTCGCGTGCGGCAGTGAGAAGGGTCTTCGCCTCCTCGAGCGGCACTCCTAGTTGCTCGGACAGCTCCTGCTGCGCCGCCTGGCGACCCTGGTTCTTCTCTCGGGCCATCATGGCGTTCAGCTGGGACTGGCTCAGCTGCACCGGCTCATCGCCGTCGCCTCCGCCGCCCGTGGGGTCGCTTCCGCCACCCTTGGGGTCGTTCGGTGGGTCGCCATCTTCCGCAGCGCCCGCAGGCAAAGGGTAGAGACGACCGCGCTGGGGGTCCCAGACATACTGGAGCATGCCGTTCTTCCTAGAGTGTCGCACTGTGTGGTCCTCATTCCGCCATCCCGATAATGCTGGGCTCGGGTGCCCATCCTGGTTGGTGTAGGCCCAGGTACCTCTGCGGAGACTGTAGCGCTTCCCGCTGTGGTCGTCCGCGAGAACGCCTGCTACGGCGTGCCGGGGGCACCCTCAGGTCCCGGGGGAGCTGGCTCGGGTGGCGTTGGCCCACCCGGGGGAGTCGGGGGCAGAGACGGAAGCTCAGGACGTGTGAGGCCCAGGTAGCGGAACACCGCATCCAGGTCCCCGGTCGCGTCGAAGAGGGTCGACGCCCCTTCGAAGTCACGCGACTGGATGGAGTCAATCTCGTCCTGCTGGTCTCGGTCGGTGAGGCCGACCGCCCGCAGCATCTCCACTGCAGCCTCGAGGCTGACCGCTCCCGCCTCGAGGAGCCGGATGACGTTCTGTACCGTCCCGGATTCGTCGTTCGGCAGGAACGCCCCGAACTCCAGCTCGGTCGTGATGTGCCGGCCCGGCAGCCCCTCCTCCTCGCCGCCCAGGCCGCCCACCAGCGCCATGCGGTGGACGAACCGGAACAGGAGCCTGTACTTGGCCCGCCGCGCCAGCCGCATCTCACGGACCATGGCGCTGTGTGGGCCGAACGACAGCGTCATGGCGACGCCGGACGGAACCTCGCTGGGGTCGACCCGGCCCAACAACGCGGCAGGCATCCGGCCGTTCACGGAGAGCCGGTCCATCAGGGAGCCTTGCAGCCCCAGCAGCGCATCCAGCGACTTGGACGTATCCAACGCGGTCATCTTGCCGTTCTCACCCAGCTTGTAGACCACCCCGGGGCCGACCGTCAGCGTGTCGTCCGACGTGCTCACGCCGGACAGAGCGATGGGTGGGGTCCCGGTCGTCGCAGCCGCCGCCTCCAGGTCCGTGTCGACCGCCGCGAGGTCATCGAACAGCTGAGCGATGTAGGCCAGGGCACTCCGGCCGTAGTGGTGCCCGCCCGCCACCGTGTTCGTGATGTGGACGACCGGGATGAAGTCGATACCCAGGTCCAGGCGGTCAATCTCTTCGCCGTCCTCGTTCGTGAGGTACTCGGCGGTGCCTTGGGTGAGGTCGTCGACCGACACGACGCCGTCCGCCAGCGTCCAGGTCGCATCAGTGAACAGGCAAGTCTTCGTGACCGGGTCGTCCTGGTAGGCGACGCGGCGAGTGCCGCTTTCTTCCAGGTCGACGAGGTCCCACGTCAAGCGGCGCACCCGCACCTTGCCTGGCTTCCCTGGGTCCGGTGGCAGCTCCCATGCGATGTGGACGCGCTCCGGGTAGTCGTCCTCGTTCCCGTCGCCCAACACTGGGAAGTAGAAGCCGGGGTCGAACACCCGCAGGCGGGGTCGCTGCTTCGACGCTGACCAGCCGAGAGTGTAGACGCCATCCCCCAGGCCAACGGCGTTCGACTCGCCCTCCTGCAACTTCTCGAGGAACCGTTCGTCGTCCGCCCAGTCTTCGAGCCAAGCCTGCTGTCGCTGAGCCAGCCGTACCTGTTCGGCGTCGGTGCCGTCTGCTTCCGGGTCGTCCGCCGCCCCGTCGACCGTGATTGCCTGCTCCTCGCCCAGGACAGCGGAGAGGGCCGCGTTGCGGAACAGGGCTGGGTCGCCGTACTCGCGGTGTTCGGCCTTCTCCCGCTCGTTCTTGTTGGCCAGGAACTCGCGGGCTGCGTTGTCGATGTACGACTGCAGAACCATGTACGCCAGCAGGCGTCGCTGGTGCTCCTCGCCGACCCAAGAAGGGGCCGTCCACGTCAC